TTACAATGCATTTGTGATTTGCCGAAGATCGTCATAATTAACATCTTGGTAGTAGCGGAGCATTTCCTCTGAAGAGTGTCCAATAAGAGCGAGTTTATCTTTGTCAGCACCTTGTACTTTTTTCATGAGCGTTGCGAAAGTGTGCCTGCAAGTATGCGGGGTGTACTTGTGAAATTCTTTCCCATCTATTATTGTAATCGGATTCTCGATGCCCAATGCATCAAGAGCCGCATAAAAGAAAGTTCGGTAGTCTTTTATGGACATCTGCCTGCCTTTGTCATCGCAAAATACTGGGCCTGCTATTTTATCTTTCGTTAATCTATCAACAATGCTCTGTATCTTTGGGGACACAGTCACAGTGCGATCCGTGCCAGCAGCAGTTTTTCCGCCTCCGATAAAAGCCTTTTCTTGCCGGTTATAATTTTTTATATCTAACTTGAGCATCTCGGACGGCCTAAATCCAAGATAAATCTGTGCGTATATATAATCAACATAAGGTATTTTATCGACTCCGTTTTTAATTAACTCGATCTCCTTCTCGGTAAACGAAGCTTTGGCTGTGGTGGATCCCCCTCCGACAATCAAATACTCGGCCAAGTTTAAGTTATTCGGTGTATAGTGGCGTGGGATTCCGAATTTATATATCAATCCGGCTAGTGCTTTCATATTCTCCCGGGTTCTTTTCCCTTTAGGGCAGCTATCCAGGCATTCTTGTAAATCATCAATGTCAATATCGGTCATGTTGTCAAACCAAATGTCCTTAAAGTAATTCATGGCAGCATTATAGCAATTCATAGTGCTTTGCGACTTATTATGAGTGGGTTTCCATAAATCAAATAGTTGCTTAAAGGTAATGTTCTTTCTCTCGGTCTTTTTACTTTTTAGGGATGCTACATAATCAAGTGCATCCTTTTTCTTTGTAAAATCCGATCGGGATCGTGTAATGCGATGTTTTATACCGGCTTCGTCCAATTCATATCCAAGCGTAATTACTGCGCGCCATTTCCTATTTGGCAGTTGATATACACTACCAGTGCCATTTCCTCTGGTCTTTACATGCTGTTCTCGTATTAACTTTTTGCCGCACTGTATGCAAAACTTTCCGTTATCAGGTATATAGGTTTTACAGCGAGGGCACTGCATATAATAGCCTCCTACTCAAGCAACAATTTCAATAGAGTTAACAAAACATGCTTATTCTTCGCATCCAGATTACGATACCCGGTAATTAGTCTCTTTTCTTCTCTTGTGAGACCTTTGGTATCAATATCACGTCCAATTAAATAATCTACCGATACCCCAAAATGGTCAGCAAGGATACAAAGAGATTTAATATCAGGCTGTCTGTAACCGGATTCCCATCTCGCATATGTAGTTGGTGCAACCCCGCACAGTTTAGCTAACTGTTCTTGTATTTCTCCATTATTTAATCGCATTTCGCGCAGTCTATCCAAGTTATACCACCTCATAGGGATTGTATCAAACAAGGTGGTTATCTGCACGAAATAACGCGAATAGCGTAATTGACAACGCTTTATGCGTGGTATATACTTACAATGCTTACAGTATTTTCAATGTTTAAATGCCTTTGCGACCCCGGAAATTTTGGTAAAGAATTTGAATATTGTTAATAGTAGGAAAAATATCTTGCCATTATAGAACAAATGTTCTATAATGGTAAAAGGGTTATGTGGAAAGGGGAAGTCGATATGAGTAAGGAAAACTGCTATATGGAAATTCGGGATAAGCTTGCGAGACTCACGCTTAAAGAACTTATTCTTTTCGAGAATTACCTAATTTACTTGTTAGATCAATCATCTGATCTAATGCTGACAGCCTCTCCGGGTTCTGCTGAGCTAGCTGGGCAATTTTCTGCATGATACTGTCTAATACTTTTTCCTTACTGTCACTTTGTCTACTGCCGCTTTCGATGGCAGTAGACTTTTTTGTATTTATTTCCACACTGTCATCAGCTAAATAATCAAGGGTGCATCCAAGCGTTCTAGCAAGACTCAGCAGTGTTGGTAACTTAGCATTGGAGTATCCCTTCTCATATAGGCCTTTTATTGTTGTATACGGAACTCCTGATATTCGAGATAGTTCGTAATGATTGTTTATGTCTTTTTCAGCCATTAATTTATCTATTTTTTCGGTCATTTTCATTCCATTATTGCCTCCCTTAGGTCCGTTTCGTGCGAATAGTATCACATAAATATACAAATGTCAATAGGATAATTACCCTGTGTCGTAAAAATTCGTACAACAGGTATTGACAAATTACGACACAGGGTATATATTTATCTCAGAGTTACCCCACAGGGTAAGTTTTAGGAAGGAGGGTTGACGTGATTGAGTTTAGAAACTTGGCGGCAGAAAAGGCAAGGTACAAAGTCTCCAACAAAATGATAGCCGAAGTCATTGGTAAGTCCATTGATACCGTTGATAAAAAAATGTCTGGAGCTATCGACTGGAAAGCCAACGAAATGCTGGCAATCAAAAGAGCATTTTTCCCGCAATACACGCTCGATTACCTATTCGAGCCATACGAGGTATAGCCTATGACACTTGATGAATTAAAAGCGTACCCAAAGCCCTATATCACGCCGGAGATAGCTGCAAAGATCACAGGCCAAGATGCGCATACTATTAGGCTTCAAGCCCGACAGCGGCCAGAGCTATTAGGCTATCCGGTTAATGTATGCGGCACTCGCACTAGGATACCGAAATGGTCATTTATTAAGTTTTGGTTTGGGGAGGAGGAAAGCACGGAACAGCCCGATATTCCCACTGCAAGCAACCTAACACATTAACACCAAAGAAAAACCCAAAAGCCTTTACAGAGACCGGAGGTGTAAAGTGATCCACATGTCATCCCGCGCCGAACGAAGTCGGCTAAAGTCAATCCAGCGTGTCAACGCATCGTACGCAGATACCCCCAAAGTTAAGGCAGCCCAGCCCAAGTGTGACAGGTACTGCGGAAAAGGGTATCACCACAATTGTCCGTATAAAAAGGAGTTGAGAGCGTGATCTCAGCATTATGGCTTATTCTTATCATCCCGATGGCCGGATCCGTTGGTGCCGTCATCATGGCTCTGATCGCCGCCAACCGCAACCCCGACGAAGATATCCTTGCCGAAGCGTGCGATCACTGTCATTGGTGCTATGTGCTTGAAGATAAGGCCGAACTGGATGAGAAATGCAAGAACTGTCCGATCGGCAGGGTGCCGTTATGAAACGTATTCTTTGTATCATCCTCGGACTGATCGTCATGCTTGCCCTGCCACTTGCGGGTGAGGCCGTCGCACCGACAGCGCCAGTGCCTGATCCCATCCCAGCAAATTACCAGCAAGTTACTAGCAAGTTAGCTCTGTTACCGTCAGTCATGCCGGAGCCGACGGCCGAACCGGAGCTACCGGCGCGATACATACTCACACCTGAGGAACGCTCTGAGATCGAAATGACCGTGATGGCCGAAGCCGGTGGGGAATGCTGGGAAGGACAAGTTGCTGTAGCGCAATGCATACTCAACGCTGCGGAGCTGGAGGGCATAAGGCCGACAGAGGTGCTGATCGAATACCGGTACACCTCACGCAGGATCGAACCCTCAGAGAGCGTCCGTGAAGCTGTAAGCGCAGTATTTGACAGAGGGGAGGTAATTACAAGCGAACCGATAACGCTTTTTTACGCGCCGGCAATTGTTTACAGCAAATGGCACGAATCGCAAGTCCATGTGTTGAGCATCGGCGGACACAAATTTTTTAAGGAGGCACAATGACAAGACTTTACTTTTACTTGCTCCGAAAACGCGGAAGGTACCGCCCTGATCTCTTAATGATGGACACCGATGAACTCTGTGACCGAATCCTCGGTTGTTCTCATGTAGGCAGACCAAAAGGCAATGTGTTCAATGTTGCAAAGGCTTTGGAGCTTTATAAGCAAGGATTATGTGATGCGGAAGTCGCAAAGGGTATCGGTGTGCATAGGCAGACAATTTACAAGTGGCGGCGAAAGAATAAGCTTCCCGCTAATAATCAAATGACAAGGAGGCTGGCATGACAGACATTGAGTTAGCGTTAGTTATGTATGATGGCTCGGACTTGCCGTATGCGGATTTGGTTTACCGAGCATTGAAGGAACTGCAGGCAAGGGAGAAGCATCTTGAAGCAAAAAAAGAACCGCCCGAAGGCGGCGAATCAATCACACGCTGATTATATCAGCAGAAAGTGAGGAAGTCAATATGGCGGACAAGTTAAAGAAGGTCTCAAAGGCCCATGTAAGATACAAACTCGCCGACGGCACGGCCGTTCCCGGAGCAACCACAATCACAGGACTTTTAAACAAGCCATTTCTTGTTACCTGGGCGAACCGGCTCGGGCTTGAGGGCATCGACTCGACAAAATACCGTGATGCGGCTGCCGAAGTTGGTACACTCGCGCATCAGATGATACAGGACTATCTGCAAGGCGAGCAAACAGACTTATCTAATTATTCAAAAGAGCAGATCTCGCTTGCTGAAAACGCCGTTCTCTCTTTCTATGAGTGGGAAAAAGGACACAAGATCGAGCCTATCATTTGCGAGATCCCTCTCGTATCCGAAATACATAAATTCGGCGGAACGGTTGATTGCTACTGCTTACTTGATGGAGTCCCGACTCTTCTTGATTTCAAAACCGGAAAGGCAATCTATGACGAATACTTTGTTCAGTTAGCAGGGTATAAAGCCTTACTGGAAGAGCACGGAAACGAAGTGAATTCTTGTCATATTCTCCGTGTCGGTAGGGATGAAACCGAAGGATTCGAAGATCGCACAGTGACAAACATCGATACATATTTTGAGATCTTCAAAAACCTTCTTAATATCTACTACGCAAAGAAGAAAGTTGGGTGGAAGTAATGACAATACATGAAGCGATCCCGGCAATTATGAAAGAAGTCGGTGCTATAGGAAAAGATCAGACCAATAAGCAACAAGGCTTTAAATATCGTGGCATCGATGACGTAATGAACGCATTACAGCCGGTCCTCACAAAATACGGTGTATTTGTAGTCCCGGAAGTGATCTCTCAGATCAGAGAAGAGAGACAGTCAAGCAAGGGAGGAACTCTTCTTTACTCAATCTGTACGATCAAGTATACATTTTACGCAGCAGACGGCTCAAACATATCAGCAGTAGTTATCGGAGAGGGAATGGACTCCGGCGACAAGGCGACAAATAAAGCAATGGCCATAGCATTTAAATACGCTTGTTTCCAGGTGTTCTGCATACCGACGGAGGAAATGAAAGATCCAGATGCCGAATCGCATGATGTAGCTCCCAAACAAGATGCTTCACAAAAAGCAACGCCTAAACCAAGTGGAGTTTGCTTCTGCGCTAAATGCAAGCGAGAAATCAAAGGAGTGCGTTTGCCAGATGGTAAAACCATCAGCACAGGAGAGATCATCAAACTTAGCTCCGGACTTCCTGCTCCGCTCTGCTATCGGTGTCTAAAGGAAGCAGACAATGGATAGGCAATGCTTTATCTGTGGTCGGACAAGCAATCTGCAACGACATCACATATATCCGGGAACCCTACGATCAACAAGCGATAAATACGGTGCGGTAGTCGATCTTTGCGTCGGCTGCCACACCGGCAGAAATGGAGTACATCAGAACCCAGAATTGAAAAAGTATCTGCAGAAACTCTGGCAAACTCAGTTTGAGGAAACACACTCGAGAGAAGAGTTTATCCGTATTTTCGGGAGGTCATATTTGTGATCGGGCAAGTACGATTCACATCGGCGAATCTGATGCAGGACTTCAGAGGCAATGCACAGCTTGTTCTTAACCTTGAAAAAGAATCCGTTTACGCTGCAAAGCAAATACTAAACGAGATATCAGATGGCGAATATGTAGCTGAGGTTAAGAAGAATAAGAAAAAACGAACCCTTGATCAGAACGCATACTGCTGGGTTCTGTGTCAACGTATCGCAGAGCGAACGAGGTCAACGAAGGAAGAAGTATACCGCGAATTTATTAAGCGTGTAGGCGTTTCTGACGTGCTGTGCGTGCAATCTAAAGCTGCAGAACGATTTGTACAGAACTGGAACTCAAAAGGCTTAGGTTGGTTTGCAGAAACCTTTGAGAGCAAGATCCCGGACTGTACGAATGTCATCGTTTATTATGGCTCATCGACCTATACCACCGAAGAGATGGGGCGCTTACTGGATGAAGTTATCCAGGAGTGCCACGAGCTCAACATCAACACTTATGTTGAAGGATATGGAGGATAGTATGAATAATATCTCTTTAGTCGGACGGATCACGGTAGATCCGGAACTAAAATATACGCAGTCGAATCTCCCCGTTATTTCCTTTACCGTTGCAGTCGATCGGCCTACGCAGGAAAAACAGACAGACTTCATTCCGTGCGTGGCATGGCGAAAGACCGCAGAGTTTGTCAGCAAGTATTTTTACAAAGGCTCGAAAATAGCACTCACCGGATCCCTGCAATCCCGCAAATGGCAAGACAAGGACGGTAAGAATCACACATCAATCGAGGTGCTTGTCGATCGTGTGGAATTTTGCGAAAAGAAATCAGACTCAACTCCGAGTTGGACACAGCAAGCCGAGAGCGCCGAAGAGTACGACGAGCTTGAAGAACTCCCATATTAGGAGGACATATGAACTATAAGGCAGCAATAAACCTCTTGAAGTTAGTTATCGAGCGGCATTACGAAGACCTATCTCCCGCGTTGTATGCCGCCATCGTGACAGTGATCGAAAGGAGCAAAGATGAACATTCTTGATTACATACCCAAAGGCAAGGACAACGCCGTGACAAGGGAGCGCCTGTGCTCCCTCACGGGGATGAATGACAGGGCTGTTCGAGAAATGATCTCTCAGGCTCGCCGTGAAGCCGTGATAATCAACTTGCAGAATGGCGACGGTTATTACATCCCGACAGATCGCGCTGAAATCGAGCGCTATGTGCGTCAAGAGACAGCAAGGCTTAAGTCAATTGGCTGGTCGCTCAAAGCCGCCAGAAAAGCCCTGTCATGATACACAGAGCCAAGCGACTCGGCGGTGGCTGGGCATACGGCGAATATCAGTACGACAAAGGTTATCACACGATCGATGGAATAGTGGTCGACGTTAACACCCTCGGCTACTATTCCGGCCGCAAGGCCAACGGACAAGATGTTTACTCCGGCGATGTACTCGGATGGGATGGGCGCGAAGAGCGCGGTGTTGTCCGTTATGACATTCTTAATCGCAAGTTCATCGTAGAGGTAGATGGATATTACTATCCTCTGGAAGCAGTTCTGAAGCGCGGAGTCAAGATCGTGGGGAATGCATGGGAGGCAGAGAAATGCCAAACAGAATAATCAAAGAATCAATATGTTCGAGCGACACCATAGACTCATTGTCTTGGTTTGAGGAAGTTGTTTTTTATAGATTGGTAGTAAATTGTGACGATTACGGGCGGTTCGATGGCAGAATCCCAATCATCAAAAATCGACTATTTCCGCTTAAAGAGAATGTCACCAATAAGTCTATTGCTGAAGCCATAAATAAGCTATCGACTGCAGGCCTGGTTATACCGTATGAGTATGACGGCAAGCCGATCTTGCAACTGGTAACTTGGGATAAGCATCAGATAGTGAGAAATAAGCGGAGCAAATATCCGGCGATCGATGGTAGCGAAGAAACAACTGCAACCGAAAATGTGCGGTTGATTTCAATTGAAAGCAATTGCATGCAATTGAATGCAAATGTCACCGTAATCCAATCCAATCCAATCCAATCCGAATCCAATCCGAATCCGAATCCGAATCCGAATCCGAATAATGCGGACAAGCCGCAAAAGCACAAATACGGCGAATATCAAAACGTCCTTCTCACCGACGAAGAGTTTGAAAAGCTGAAAAATGAGTTCCATGACTACCAAGAACGGATTGAGCGTTTAAGCGGTTACATTGCATCCGTGGGAAAGAAGTACAAATCACATTATGCAACAATCAGACAATGGGCGGCAAAGGATAAGCCAAAATCAAAGTTCGATGCGATCATGAACTACAGGGGTGAAGATGATGGATGAACAAGGCATAAAAAAAGCATTTATCCTTATGGGTACGCTCTGGTCGAATTACAAGCCGCCGCAGGATCCCAAAGAGATAAAAGCAACACTCGAAACCTGGTTAGGTTTCTTTCGCAACATCCCCGAAGAAGAGGTACATAGCACGATCATGAAAATGGCTGCTGAAGGTCGAGAATTCTCCCCGAATGTTGGGCAGATCTATGCGGCGATCAAATCGCACCGGGAAAAGATCAAAGAATTGCCCGCGCGCACAGAGGACGCCGCAACGAGGCTTCGAGACTATCGCAAGCCTATTGACGAAGCGTATCGTGCAAAAGGGTTGTATCCGTATCATGAAGCCCGGGAGCATGGGGTGTCGAGTGCTGAGTGGGAGAGGATGATACATGAAGCTGATAGTCAATGAAATCCCTCCAAGCAACAATCAATTTCTTGGCAATAGCAACAACTTCAATGTCTATCGACGGGAGAAAGAACGATGGTACTGGTTGATTAAGGCGGCCGGGAAACCTCCCCAAAAGCCGATAGAGAAAGCGAAAGTTACGATTATATACTTTTTTCCGGACCGGAAACGGAGAGATCCAGATAACTACAGCGGAAAGTTTATCTTGGATCCACTCACGAAAGAGGGATACATCGTTGATGATTGCTTCGGGCGTGTTGAACTCAGACTGATCGGAGCATACGACAAAAACAACCCGCGAACGGAAATTGAAATTGAGGAGGCGCCATGAGTAGAAAATGCGAGGATTGCGTAAACGCCACGATGGACTATTACGGTAAGGAGTGAGCAGGATGTACGAAGATTTGATTAAGGCGTTGCGGTGTTGTGCAGAACCTGAACGATGTTCATGTGACGGGTGTCCAAAGCTTACAGCGGATACGTATGCGGGAGATTGTTCGCTATCGGTTAACAACGAAGCCGCCGATGCCATTGAAACCCTGTCTGCCGAGCTCGAGCGGTTGAAACAGGCTGATCGGTGGATTCCGGTCGCGGAGAGGTTACCGAAGGAAGGGAAAAAAACGATTACTGCTCATACGGCGAAAGGCGGGAGGCAGAACGATGAGCGAGACAAAGGGTGCGAGTATTGCAATAGCCTAATTAGCTATAAAGGCCACCAATACCGTGAAGATGGCGAAATAATTCACTTCTGCAAAAAATGCGGTCGGAAACTGAAAGGAGCTGCCGAGGAATGAAACCGATTCTCTTTAGTACACCAATGGTTCAGGCGATACTGGATGGGCGAAAGACAATGAGGAGAAGAGTTATAAGGCCACAACCTCAACATGCATATGATGACTATATGGGCGGATGGGATTGCTTAACAGAAGGTCATTGTCATCTATGCGAACCAAAGCCACCATACAAGCCCGGAGACATACTTTGGGTGCGGGAAACGTGGTATCAGCACTATGACGGTTCATATGCGTATAGAGCGTCTGCGCCAGAAAATACAGGCTGGAAACCCTCAATCCATATGCCCCGTGAAGCCGCCCGGATATTTTTAAGGGTGAAAACCGTCAGGGTTGAGCGGTTGCAGGATATAACAGAGGAAGATGCAAAGGCTGAGGGCGTGATTTGTGGGCAAGGTCAAAAACGATGGACTGCACGATCAGCTTTTATGGACTTATGGGACCGCATAAACGGCAAAAAGAACCCGTGGGAAAGTAATCCCTGGGTATGGGTAATATCCTTTGAGCGAATATCAGAACAGGAGGCGAAAGAACATGACCGAAGCTGAACTGAAAGCTATAAAAGCAAGGTGCGAAGCGGGAGTTGAACTGATTGACGAGTTACATACCGAAAGACTTGAATACCCCGAATACCTAACATTACGAACCTCTATTGATGACATCCCAGCCTTGCTTGACGAAATCGACCGGCTCAAAGCGGAGCGGGATGCGGCGTTGACAGAAGTATGCAGACGTTGCCCTGACGGTGAAGTTATTGACGGTATTAAACATTACCCGTGTAATGGATGCAAATGGCGAGGCGTGCAGGAAAAGGAGGAAGTGAAATGAAATGTACTCCAAGTCCAGCATGGAAAGAGGCAAGTGAAAGGGATATAGACAATTTGGTTTTTGCAATCGTAGAGCAAGCAGTAAGAGATTGGCGTAATCTTTGCCAGGGCAATACACCAACAAAAGATTGCAATTTCGATGAACTCGAGGAATTCTTTGGGGCAGATTGTGATATGTTGCTGGCCTGCACGAATCTATCTGCAGGGCAAATTCTATTACAGCTCCAAAGGGAGAGAAGGAGGATGCATGAAAAACTCACTGCCGTTTAAAATCAAAGGTTTTATTGAATGGCAATTAGAACATCACAAAGAGCAAAAGAAGGAGCTTGAAAGTCTTTATGATGATGCAATCCCAAGTACAATAGCCCAATATGATAGAGATCCGGTAAAGAGTGGCCCATCAGACCCAACAGCAAATGCAGCTATCAAGTTGGCAACAAACCCATACATACTAGCATTAGAAAGATCCGTCAAAGCGGTAGAGGCAACGCTGAGAAAATGCGATGATGCGGATATGCAACTGATTGAACTGGTCTACTGGAAACGGAGCCACACGGTAGGTGGAGCTGCAGAAAAGGTTCACTTGTCGAAGTCGGGAGCATACAAGCGAATTAACCGGATATTGCACTTGATATCTTTGGAACTTGGATATACAAATTTCTGAGTGGAAAAATAGTGGAAAAATCGGCCTATAATAGTGGTACAATAGGTATAGGTAAAAAAGTAAGAGCTGCTGGAAAGGCGGCTCTTACTTTTTGGGTATAGTCGACCTTTCAATTTTATTGACCGAGGGGCGGGACGGAATAGGGTCGAAAAGGACGGTGATTGCATGGACTGGAAAGCAATAGCTGAAAAACTTAAGTTCGAAGAAGGTAAGAGCTGGACGGAAGTAGCCAAGGCTATGAAACCATTCTTTCCTGAGTTAACGGATCAGCAACGGTGGGAAAAAGTCCGTAGCGCACTACGAAAAACCGAGACGTATAAGACCAGAGGAAGAGTCACCTTTGAGGATAAGCGAGATGCAACTCCGGAAGATGTAGATGATTTTTATAATACCCTAAAACAAATGAACAAAGCCGTAATGAGGCTTGAGAACAAGCAGACAAGAGCCTCTATACATATCAAGGATGATAAGCCGATTGGCATAACTTTTTGGGGTGATTGGCACCTAGGCGGCAAAGGTATTGATTATGATCAGTTCGACCGGGATGAAGAGTTGATAAACTCCACCGACGGATTGTATGTCATTGGCATGGGTGACTATAAAGAAAACGCATCCGCTCTGGTACACCAAGCAGCCACTCATGAAAACCTGGCGGCCACAGATATGCAGGACAAGATCGTTCTTCGGAAATTCGAACGGACGAAGGACAAACACATAGTCACGATCCGAGGTTGTCATGATGATTGGGATAAGCGAAATGCAAATAAGGATTTTGTGCAAGCGATATGCGATATAACCGGAGCTGTGAATCTCTGGCATGGTGGAATTGTCGATCTCACGGTCGGTAACGTCGAGTATCGCCTCGGCGTGCGGCATAAGTACAAGTTTGAAAGCTCGCTGAATACGACGAACACCCAACGCAACTTCATGAATGAATATGGACCATGTGATGTGATAGCATTCGGACATAAACACTTCTGCGAACTTGAACATACTCAACGCATGGGACAAGAGGTTGTTTACGTTAGATCCGGAAGCTATAAACAATATGACGAGTTCGGGCAGAAGCTTGCCGGGTACGAAGGGATCTATGGCGTTCCGGTAGTTATTCTATTCCCGGACAAGAAGTTGCTCGTTCCATACAAGAGACTCGAGGATGGGATCGAAGCACTCAAGATATTTAGACATTGATTAACACCTTAACGGTGAGCGGTGCAACATCGAGGGCGCATTTCCGCACGGGATAGATAAGATCCACTGCGACTTATAGGTTTAGCCTCTTTCTCCTTTCAGGTGACCTCGCGCCCTTGACGCCGCAACAAAGGAGAGCGTATGACACTCAAAGAACAAGGATGGTATCATACACCAGCGCATAGGAGATGGCGGAAGCTGGTATTACAGCGCGACAAGATATGCCAACACTGTAAGCGTAAGCCAGCAACCGAAGCGCATCATATTAAACCACTGGAGGAGTATCCTGATCTTGCGCTTGATTTGGATAACGGACAAGGGTTGTGCTGGGACTGCCACGAGCTGACCAAGCAGAAGAAGCAAGTCAAATTGCCGAAAGGAATTAGGGTAATCAAGGCATAGCCCCCCTGCCTTGTAAAGTGGAAGAGGGGTGCGTGATAACCGAGCGCAGTCCTTCCCTGACACAAACAGCAGCAACATAAGTTTTTTGGAAAGGTGATTCTATGAGTAAACATACAGAGAAGTTAGAACTTATCGCAATAGATAAATTAATACCGTATGCAAATAACGCCAGAACGCATTCTGACGAGCAGATAAAAAAGATTCAAGCCAGTTTGCGCGAATTTGGTTTTGTCAATCCTGTACTGATTGATAAGGACTGTGGCATCATCGCAGGGCATGGCAGGGTTGAAGCAGCCAAACGAGAGGGTATGACAGAAGTGCCTTGTGTATGGGTTGAGCATCTGACCGATGCGCAGAAGAAGGCTTATATCCTGGCGGACAATCGGCTTGCGCTTGATGCAGGTTGGGACATGAATATATTGAAGGTCGAGCTTGAGGAACTGAAAGAGCTTGACTTTGAAATAAATTTGACAGGCTTTAACGAGGATGAATTAACAGGTCTGTTTGAAGATTACAAAAGCATAGAGCTTGAAGAGCCGCAAGAAGGCGACGGTAAAGCGACCTTGTGTCATTGCCCAAAGTGTGGTTTTGAATTTGAGGTAAGGCTATGAAAATATGCGCGTATGTGCAAGAAAAATATGCAAAAACAGCATATAAAAACGAATGTCTTGATTCCAGACAATTTGTCGGGTTAAGAGTAATTATTGATGCGATAGAGCGTGCAGGATACAACGTCGAATGGGCGGGCAAGGCAACCGTACATAAATACGATGTTGTTCTTGTGTCTCTGACATCGGATTGCGACTGGTGGACGTTTATCGCAGAGCGCGTCCGATGGCAAAAAGGAAATTACACCGTCATTATCGGCGGCGCGGGACTATTGCATATAACCCCGTTTTTGCCGTTCGGTGATTATTTTGTATGGGGGCGCGGGGAAAATATCGCTCCAGAATTGGTTAAGGCGATAGATAAAGGAACCGACTTTCATAGCGAAAGTGTTGGATACGGTAAGACATTTTCGCCGGACAGCATATACAAAATTGCTACAACCGATGAACCATACCCACACAAAGTACAATTGGCTGGCGACAAGTCATTCGGTGAGTGCGCAATAGGATGCAATCACAAGTGTATGTTTTGTGGGTATACATGGCACCGCAAATTTGTGTCCGAAAAAGACTATTATCAAATGACCGATGAATTATTTGGCGGGATAGACGGTAAAGAATTGGCTATGCTCGATTTTATTGCGGGGAAATCACAAATTGATTTTTCTAAATTGAGAACCACCGCAATAGACGGTCTATCCGAACGGCTTCGTGTTATGGTAAATAAACCCATATCGCGAAAAATACTAAAAGATTTTTTAGTTGCCATGTTGGAAAGCGGCGCGAAGCCGCATAGGGTAAAATTCTATAACATTATCGGGTATCCGTCAGAAACCGAGGACGACTGGTTTGAATTTTTAGAAGATGTGGCCACGGTTGATAAAAACTATAGCAAACAAGAAAAACAGTGGTGCATTGATTTACATAGCACACCGTTTCGGCCAATGCCTGCTACGCCGATGGCCTGTGCGCCGGCGCAAAAAAGGAATTTTAGAAACGTCATAGGACAAACGCTAGGGAAAGGGTTGCGTGGCGGCATTGTTTATCAGGGGAATGTACTGTGGGTGCTGGATGCCGGATATACGGACAGTTTGTCGACACACATGTTATCAATGTTGGCGCATAGAGGCACAGAAAAGGATACAGAAAATATAATCCGCCTCTGTTGTACCCCAAAATTCTGGCGTGCCGCAAGCAATGAAAAAGCGGCAACGCTTGAAAGGTATTTTGATGTAGATGAACTGTTTCGGGCATATACGCCGGAGGAATTGCCATCAAGATATTTGAGAACATACGCAAATGTCGAAAGGTTGTGGGGCAGGCAATGGACTTAAACCAACAGGCACAAGAGATACTAAAGATAGCCGAGAAACACGGCGTTGAACAAAACTTCTTTTTTATTACCACGTTCAAGCGGTATCATGTGCAAATAAATATTCTTAACGACCTTGAAAAAACCATTAAAACTGAAAGCGCACTTGTTACAAAAGAGTACGTTAAAGGCAGGAAAAATATATACACTCATCCGGCGATAAACGAGTACAACAAAACTTCTACCGCCGCCAACCAGACAGTACAGACATTAGTTAAAATAATTACTACCCTGCGAGACAATAGCGATGATAGCGAAAATGAACTATTAGAATTTTTGAAAAATGGTAGGTGAGGTGTTATGAGAGGTGTTATGAGTGGAGAATCTAATATTAACCTCGCAAGCCTACAAATTCGCCGAAGATGTTCTGTCTGGCAAGATTATTTCAGGAAAGAAAAGAAAACAAGCCTGCCAGAGATTTATTGACGACTTAGAAAAATCAGAACAAAAAGACTTCCCTTGGAAATTTGACATAAAAAAAGCATATCTACCCATTGATTTTATGGAACGGTTTTTAATACCCACTAAAGGCGATTATGACAAAATGACACTACAACCTTGGCAGCATTTTGTCGAAAGCCAACTTTACGGATGGGTTGATAAGAAAACAGGGTACAGAAGATTCAGGGAGGGATTAATTCTTGTCGGCTCTGGTAATGGGAAAAGTACAATGGTTGTCGGTAATGCAGTTTATATGCTTTCTGTAGACGGAGAACGAGGCGCAGAAGTTTATACATTGGCTAACTCAAAAGAGCAGGCAAGGATAATATATGACGAATGCAAGGCACAGGTTGACGCGAGTGGACCGCTGTCAAGAAGCCTGAGAACCACAAGAGACGGGATATATTTCAAACCTCTTGCAAATAAGATGCAGCCATTAGCAACGGATTCTAAGAACCTTGACGGAAGAAATGTCCATTTAGGGATATTCGATGAAATACAAGAGTACCGAGATTATAAATTAATCAATGTTATAAAAGCAAAAACAAAGAAACGCAAACAGCCGATGATTATATACATATCAACTCTTGGCACCGTGATAGATGGTCCACTGATGGATTTTTATATCTTAGGAGGAAAGATCCTTGATAACGATCCAGCAATTTCAAAACGTGCATCGGATAGAATGTTTGTCTATATCGATGAGATCGATGAAGAGGATGATCCTGAGGATGTGACTTGCTGGGGTAAAGCAAATCCAAGTTTGGGGGTTTTGCTTGATCTTGATGCTCTGATAGATGAGTGGGAAAGGGTCAAATTAGTGCCGGCCGAGCGGTCAAACTTCATAAATAAGCAGCTTAATGTCTTCACAATGGTCGATGAGCTGTCGTTTCTGGACACGAAAACAATCCTTGCGAACGATAAAGTTATCGACCTTGACAGCCTAAAAGGGCAGCTGTGCTATGGAGGTTTTGACCTTGCTGAAACAAACGACTTTTGCTCTGCCTGCCTCGAGTTCCCACTGCCGGACAACGAATTTTTTGTCCTCGAGCATTCATGGGTGCCGAGGAAGAAAATCAAAGAGGACAAAGAAAAGTTGGAATGGCTCTCCCTTGAAAAAGACGGCGTTTTAACCTTCGTCGACAAGGATTATGTGGAGTTTGAGCTGGTTTTGGAGTGGTTTGAGAAGCAGCGGGGTCTTTACCGGATTGATTCCATCGGTTTCGACCCTGCGAAGGCGTTCATGCTGGTGAACGAGATGCGGAAGAAGGGATTCGTCCTGAACGAGGTTCGCCAGGGCGAGCTGACACTCACGGCACCGATGGACAACCTCAAGGAACGATTCCTCGACGGGAAGATCATCCACAACCGAAATAAGCTGTTTTTTTGGTATTTGGGTAACGTGAAGCTCACAAAACGTGGCCCAAATGCCACATATTTGCCCACAAAACAGAACAAAAACCGCAAGATTGACGGCTTTGCGGCCCTCCTCAACGCGCATACGGAATGGATGCGGAAGCATCCGGTGCAGATAGCACCCGACCAGAAAGTGTCGACGGTTCTCAAACTCGGATGATGGTGGTGAATGATTTTTGAAACTTTTTGATATGCTGTTTGCCCGAATTGCCCGAAAATCGGCAAAAAAGGCAGCAGAACAGGCCCAGATCGGCTCAAAAAGACTGCTCGGAAGCAGTTTTTTCACAAGATGGTTTCGCGGAGACTACACTTTGCAGAACAGTGAGCTGGTCTTCTCCGCGGTGTCCAGGATATCCAATGCGCTGTCAGCGATGCCGGTTCAACTGTACAGAGCCTCTACTCCGGTTAAGAACGACCTTAACGATATGGTAGGTTTCGAACCGAATCCGAACATGACATCCTGCCAGTTTTTTAAGACTTTGGAGGCATGCCGGGGTACAGAAGGCAATGCATACGCCTTGAAAGTGTATGAGCCTGACGGAACAGTGTCGGGGTTGCGGCCTTTAGATCCGCTGAGGGTGAAACCGATACTGGAAGAGACCTCTCGGGAGCTTTGGTACAGAATCACACCGGAGCGAGGTGCAGATTATTATCTGCACAATTTTTACGTCCTGCATGTCCCGTTCATCTCTACGAATGGCTACACGGGCGTAAACCCCGTATCAGTCCTGTTTAACACCCTCTCATACAACGACGAAATCCAGACATTCAGCACTTCTCAGCTCAAGAGAGGAATCAATGCCCAGGTCGTTTTGGAGGCGCCGGCGAACCTCGGGCAGAAGCAACGAGAGGACATGATCGCCGACTTCATGCAGACGTACAAGGAGACCGCCGGCAATATACTGCTGCTTGAATCCGGGGTGCAGGCAAAAACTCTTAACCTGTCGCCGGTCGACACAAAGCTCTTTGAGGTCGAAAAAATCAGCCGCTCCCGTGTTGCGATGGTCTATAACATCCCTCCTCACCTGCTTGGGGACTATTCGGACACTTCATTCAGCAGCCAGGAGCAGCAGATGCTCGAGTTTCTGATGCTGACCATGCTCCCGATCGTGACGGCCTACGAGCAGGAGCTCAATCGGAAACTGCTCACGCGAGATGACCGGAAAAAGGGGTATCATTTCCGATTCGACATGAACGCCATCCTCCGGGCCGATGCAGCGACGCGTGCCGATGTGCACCAAAAGGCAATCCGCGGCGGTTGGGAAACGCCAAACGAGGCAAGGGCCGACTATGGGCGCGATAAGGACCCGAACGGCAACAAGCTGTTGGTAGCGAGAGATCTTACGACGCTCGAATACCTTGTCAAGAATCCTGACGGCAAAGGAGGTGTGAACAATGTACCTAAGATTGATACGCCCTCCGAAGCCTAAGTTTGCTGATGAATTCACCAAGTCCGACTTTTTACCTAAAGAGTCGGTGGTCAAAAAGCCGGACAACAATCTGTATGCCTTACTTTCGTATGCTGAGCTTAGAAAACTCGCGGCCGAAAGGGGTATTAAGACCGCACGAACTACAAAGAGAGATGAGCTTATAAAGCTGTTAGGAGGTTCAGATGGGCAGAATTAACGCATTTAAGGCGTTGACGCCGACGCCCGCCGACGCTGCACGCGATATAGACCTTATCAATCAGTTCAGCATGAAGACGCTCTCGCCTGAGGATGTCTTTTGTTTTTCCGTTCTCCTCTGTGACAACGAGGTAGATCGCGACATGGAATACTTCTCCGGCACCAGTCTTGACAAGCTTGCGACGCTTTTCCAAGGGAAACCCGTCCTGCTTGACCATCGCTGGAGCGCCGAGAAGCAGACGGCGCGGCTATACCGTTGTGAAGTGGTGGATTTGGATGGCACGACCCTCCTCGGAACGCAGAAGAAGGGCATCAGAGGAAGCGCTTACATGCTGAAGACGGAGGACACCGCCTCAATCATCGAAGCGATAGAGGGCGGGATTCTCAAAGAAGTTTCCGTCGGCTGCGCGATGGGTGCACGAACCTGCTCTGCATGCGGGAAGGATATGCACTACAACTGGATGACCGGTAAGAGCATATGCGGGGATGGTCATGTCGCCGGAGAAACCTATGACGGAAAACTGTGCGCAGCCGAACTGTCGGATCCGATGGACGCTTACGAGCTTTCCTTTGTTGCGGTTCCTGCTCAGCGGGGTGCAGGGGTGACAAAAGGCCTTGATGATCCGACGGAGCTGATCCAGGCAGTTAAAACCGCAGACCTGAGCATGGTTCCGGCAGCGGACCTGAAAGCGCTTGCGCAACGCTGCCAAATGGCGCTCGCCGCCGACGCCGAGCGCACTGAAAGGGCACGAATCATCGCTGAAAACAAAAAATTTTTGGAGGTAAAGTAAGATGACGCTTTTTGAACTCAAGGAAAAAATGACCACCCTCTCCGCTGCGATCAAGTCCGATGCGGACTGGATTGCTGAGAAGGCCGCAGACCCCGCCACCAGCATGGAAGACATCAAGACCAAGACCGCCCACAGAGACGAGCTGCAGGCCCGCTTCGATCTGCTCAAGGCCGAGCATGACAAGCTCGAAGCTCAGCAGAAGGCTGCGCTGAAGAACCAGATGCCCACCGGCGACCCGGAAAAGGACGATGTCATCAAGAGAAAGGCCGCTTTTTACAAGTCGGCTCTGATGGGCGACATGGAAGGCGCCAAGAAGGCCTACAGTGGCCTCGGTGCTCTCCCCGGTAACACTGCGGACCTCGGTTATGGTGAGAACCTTCTCCCCACTAACATGGAGACCGAGCTGATTACGGAGCCCTTCGAGACGAACTCCCTCCGCTCCATTGAGCAGGTATCGCAGGTAACCGGTCTGGTCGAGCCGAAGCTCCTGTTCGACATCGAGGACGCCGATCTCGCGGACGTAACCGACGTGGAGACTGCCAAGGAAATCGCCATGACGGGCAGCGACGTGGAGTATGGCCGCTTCAAGACCAAAATCACCGCGACCGTCAAGGATACTGTTCTTCACGGGACCCCGACGAACCTCGTGACGACCATCGAGAACGCGCTTCGCTCCGGCCTTGCCAAGAAGGAAAAAATGCGCGCGTTCAACACCATCCCGGACGGCACCCATGATCACATGTCGTTCTACCTCAACGAAATCAAGGCCGTTGCCGGTGACGATATGATCGACGCCATCCTCAAGGCCCTTGGCGACCTGCCGGACAGCTTCAGCGAAAATGCCTGCGTCGTTATGCGTAAAACCGACTACTACGCCGCGGTGAACAAGCTGGCCAACGGCGGCGCCACACTGTGGGGCAAAAAGCCGGAGGATGTTATCGGTTACCCGGTCATCTTCAATGACAAGGCCGTTGTGCCGGTCATCGGTGACTTCCGCTATGCCCGCCTGAACTACGATATTGGCACCATCTTCGAGACCGACAAGGACGGCAAGAAGGGTGAGTACTACTTCATCCTCACCGCGTGGGGTGACCACAGGATTAAGCTGAAGAGCGCTTTCCGTCTGGCTTATGTCCGCGTCCAGGTTATCGGCGCCGGTCTCGAGGACACCAGCGTGGCTCCCGAGGGGCAGTTCAAGGTCGATGAACTGGTGTTCAATGACGGCGGAGACGGGAGCGGCGGCACCATCGCCTACCTTTGGCAGAAACTCGTCAACGGAACCTGGACGGATCTGACTTCCTCCTACACCGGTTACAACGGTGCTACGCTGACCACCAAGTCTGGTGACGCCAACGCCTCCTTCCGCTGCAAGGTCACTTATACTGACGCTGACGGCGTGAGCGTTGTCTACAGCAACATTGGCACCGTGACTGCCGGCGCATAAGGAGGCCGCTATGGCAGTGACGGCGAAAAAGCTCAAAGAATACCTGAATCTGCCGCCTGATACTTGTTCTGTGACGGGCGACGCGAGTGTCAACGTTGAGACTTTCGCCGCCGCTGTCAAGGAAAGTGGTACTTATTCCTTCACAAAGACTGATGGCGGCTGGGCCCTAAACGGCTCAGCCGTCACTCTATCTGAGTACGGGATAACGGCAGATGAGGAAGAAACCGAGGTCACTGTGATCTTTGACACGGTTGACGTGGAGCCGTATCTGAAAGCAGCAAGATCAAAGGCAAAATCTGCCGGTGTTCAGGAGTTTAGCAATAACGCTCAATATGACATGTTCATCATGGCACTTGCAGCGATGTACTACGACAACCGGGGCATGGTATTCCAGAATCCCGCGGACGCAGCTAACGCCCAACGGATGATCGACAGCTTCGTATTAGAACTGAGGTATGCCAAGGACGGTGACGTCGATGGCTAAGTACGCCAATGCAGGGGAGCTCAGAACGCCGGTCCGATTCGTCAGAATTGACCGCATCATGGATTCGGACGGATACCAGACGGAGACCGAGGTCGACGTGTTGAGACCGAGAGTCAAGTGGGTAAACGTCCACGGCTCCGAAGTCTTCGCGGCCATGCAGCAGCAACTCCGGGAGCCGGCCACGATCACCATGCGATACTCTCCACTGATCAATCAGAAGCTGATTATCTATAAAGGCTCAGATCCCAAGCCGTATGAGGTAATCAGCCTCGACGATGTTGAAGATCGGCACAAATGGCTGGAAGTTAAGGTGCAACGGAGAGAGGGGGCGAAGTGATGAGCATTAACAGCATTATCAAGACAACACTAGCACCCGTTACATCTGAGATTGAGCCTGACGTGTACAGTGGCACCGCAGATGAGTATATCACTTTTAACTACTTCACGACCGGTTACAACTTCGCTGACAATGCTCCGCAACACGAAAGGTACAATGTTCAAGTTCATTATTTTTGCCCGCTGACGAAGAACAGCCTTGCGATTCGCAAGCAAATTAAGCAGTTTCTTTTCGCTGCTGGCTTTACATGGCCAAGTGTTACCGACGCTACGGACGGCGACGGTCAGCATTGGGTGTTTGAATGCGAATATCTGATGGGGGTCTAAGATGGCTAGTTATAACACGACTGGCATCGAGGGATTGATGCTTGATCTGGCGGATATTGCTGAAATCCCGGAGGACGTAATTGCTGAAATCCTGGACGCTGAAAGCAAGGTTGTTGTCGCTGCGCATAAGCGTTCGATCAAAACTCTCGGGCTACACAAAACGGGATTGCTTGAGTCCTCGATAAAAGCATTTAAGAAGCGCAGCAAAGGACGGCAATATGTACTAGTTTACCCATCGGGAGATCACCATACCTATCACAGCAGAGAACAGACAAGGGTGTATAAAAACAGCAAACATGGCCGAACGTATACCGTCGGAGGCAAAACAGAAGCCGTAACATCGAATGAAGTCGGATTTATCCATGAATTTGGGGCTCCTCGGAAAGGGATAAAGGCCTCTCAGTGGATGAAGAAGGCAAACGATAGTTGCGGCTCGGAAGTCGAACAAGCCGCCTTCGGTGTATATGACAAGTGGTTAAAATCGAAGAATCTATAAATTGGAGGTAATAATATGGCACTTATGGGCGCCGCATATATCGCAGTAGCCCCGATAGTCAGCGAAGGGCCTTCCGGTATTACATACGGAACCGGCTTTCAGGTCGGAGGGCTTAACCAGGTCGACAGAAACATAGCTTATGTCGAGAGTGAGTTGCCCGCTGATGATGTCGTAAAGTACAAGCTTAAGCAATTCGGATCGGGAGAGCTTGCGGTTAAACTGTCTGAGTTTCCGTTGGAACATCAGGCTGTAGTATTCGGGCAGACCCTTGATGATGGGACGCTATCGAAAAGAAGCACTGATAAACCGCCTTATCTTGGTATCGGCTATATCAACACCGTACTCAGAAAAGACGAAAGTGGAGTCGATGAAGTCGTATATAGGGTTTATCTGAATCCCAAAACGCAGGCTTATCCCGGAAATAAATCAGCAACAACAAAGGGATCCAGCATTCAGCTTACTACCGAGGACTTCACGGCGACAATTTTCCAACCTGAATATGCTGATTGGGAAATTGTTAAGGAATTTGACGCCCTTGCTTCTGCGAAGGGGTACATCGCCGATTATCTTGGGATCGCGACCTACCATACCGTTAATGTCCTTGTCACTGGTGCGACCACCGGCGAATCTGCATCGCCTGTGGGCACAACAATGATCGCGGATGGAGAGGACTTCGAACTCACTGTCACAGGCACTGTCACGGCCTTGTATGACAATGGTGTCGAGTCTAAATCCTCTATCACAGCCGACAAATACACAGTCGCTGATGTTTCAGCGGATCACAACATTGCAGTTATATTCTAGGGCGGGGAAACTCGCCCTTTTTCCTTTAAGGAGGGCATAAATGAAAGCAATAAAAACGTTAATAGGTGGAGAGGAGTATTATCTCTATTTCAATGCGTCTGCTATGTTTGCGCTGGACGAATTAGCAGAATCTTTCATTAAGGCAACACTGCCAAACACAAAAGAGGCTTTTGAGCTTTTGTGTAAAGGCGTTCACATACTAATTGAGCAGGGAGAACTCACAAGGAGATATTACGGTCATAGTCCCAAAGAGTATCCGTCAGCAGAGCAAATTGAAAAGACACTTACGCCAAAGGACATCCCAGTCATAAAGAAAGATATGGCGAATGCAATCGCTTTGGGGTTCGGGCAGGAAATACAGGATAAAGAAAAGGAAGTTGACCTCGTACTGCAAGAGTTAAACCAAAAAAAAACAGCAAAGTGAATAGGTCAATGTATTTGCATTTGGCGCTTCGTTTAGGAATCCAGCCCAGAGAGGCGCTTTCTATGACAATCGGTGAAGTCCTCGATCTCGCACAATTACGGTTTAGGAAGGTGGAATAATGGCTGTAAGGACAATATCAACTCGACTGGCTATCGAAGGCGAGAAAGAGTATAAGCAAAAGATAAATCAAGTCAATTCTGAGCTTAAAACGCTCGACTCGGAGTTGAAACTTGTCGAATCGCAATTTAAGGGTCAGGCCAACTCGATGGAGGCTCTGACTGCAAAGGGCGATGTGCTTGGTCGAGCATATGAAAAGCAGTCTGAAAAGGTCAAAGAACTTGAATTTGCACTGAAGAATGCACAGAGCGCACAACAATCTTACAGTGAACGAATTGAGACTGTTCGCGCAAGGATAGCGGCAGCCGAGGCGGAGTTTAAGAAGCTTGGTAACTCAACAGAAGACACAACCGAGGAGCAGAAAAAGCTTGTCGATGAGCTTGACAGATTACAAAGAGAGCTTGCATCAGCAACAGCGAGCGAGGCGGCGGCAGCAAAAGGTGTAAACAGTTGGCAACAACAGCTCAACATCGCAAAAACACGGCTGAACAACCTTAACAACGAGATTAAGCAAAATGACAAATATCTTGATGAGGCTCAGGACTCAACCGATAAATGCGCTACATCGATAGATAAATACGGCAAAGAAGTAAAGGAAGCAGCCGAAGAGACTAGTCTTCTTGGACAGATTTTCAAGGGTGGATTCTTTGCTAATGTTGCGACACAGCTTATTAGTGCACTCATAGCGAAGTTAAAAGAGTTTGCGACAGCTGCATTTAATGCGGCCGACGAACTCAAGCAGATGTCAGATGTCACTGGCAGAACAGCGGAAGAGTTGCAGAAGCTCCAATACATCGGTGACGATGTAGGCGTATCGCTCGAGACAATACAATCGGCGCAAGCACGTTTTACCCGTGCAATGGGTGAAGCTAGGGACGGAGTAAAGCAATATACTGAGGCTTTCGAAAAGCTTGGTGTGCAGTACAAAAACAATGACGGCACATTGAGAAGCGCGACGGATGTGATGTACGAGGCGTTTGATGCACTCGGCAAGATCGGAAACGAAGCTGAGCGCGATGCAGTAGCACTTGATATCTTTGGTCGTTCAGCGATGGAACTCAATCCGCTTATTAAAGCCGGATCTGATGAGCTGAGAAGACTCGGAGATGAGGCAAAGAGCTCCGGTGCGATCATGCGCGAGGACACTGTTGAAGTGCTCGATATTGTTGGAGACAGCTTCGCCCACTTCGGGCAAGTCGTTAAGGCTGAGACAGGAAATTGCATTGCTTGGTGGCTGCAGCTCCTGGGCGTCGTGGAACTGTCTGAGGAAACATTTACGAGGACTGAAACAGAGGCAGCTGAGACAGTTAGCAGCATTTCAGCCGAAATAAATAAGCTTACAACGTCCTACGACGAAGCTTTTGAGGCAGCTAACAAAAGCCTCGAAAGCCAGCTCGGGTTGTGGAACGAGATGGATCTAAAAGCGAAGACGTCCATCGAAGAGGTAACAGGAGCCCTTGCCACGCAGATTGCATGGATGGATACATACCAGAGGAATCTTGACAATTTATCGTCCAGGCAAATCGCGGGAGTGGATACCCTGGTAAAGGCTCTTTCCGATGGATCCAAAGAGAGCGCGGCGATCCTGAGAGGTTTAGCGGAGGCAAGTGACGAAGAAATATCACAGGTAATATTCCAGATGTCTCGGATCAGCGAGGGCAAGGATGCATTTTCGCATGCAATGGCCGAAGCATCAACTGGATTCACACAGCAGTTTAATCGTATCGCAACAAATGCACAGGAAGCCGTCAAGGGCATGAATGTTGCAATTGACGCTAGAATGGCTGCGCAGAATACAATGTCGGCATACATTCAGCAGGTCAACGAGATGATACCGCAAGTAGAAGCGGCTTACACCAGGGCTGGGAGAGCCGCAGCCGCCGCTTTAGCTCAGGCAACAGCCGCGAGATCCGCGCCATATTCATCACAAAATCCGGTTGGTGTGGTAGATTACAATTCTCTTAGCTTAGGCATGGCACAGACCATGAACCAGCAAAAGCAGTCAGTGAACCTTAATGTTACGGTGGAATTGGACAAAAGGCAAGTCGGAAAGGCCGCTGCCGAGTATATAGAGGGCGTCGGCGTAGTAAAGGGAGATAGTCTTGTGAGGGGTGATTAGGTGATAAACGAAACTTTTAAAATGAATGGCAAGGACTTTTCCCAGTACGTTTATTATCTCGGGATTACAGAGTCCGGGAACGAAGTGAAAGGGCTGCCGGATAGGTATACGCTTGACGGGACCTTACATGATGATTATTTTGGAACAAAATATACGCACATATATGCGCTGAATCCTGTCACTGAAGTTGTAAGAAAAGCAATTGAAGCTGAATATAACTCGAGTAATATCTTTTTGACGTATTATGATAAAGCTTTAGGTGCGGATAAAACCGTATTATGCAAGCCGATTCCAATAACTTGGAGGAAGCTTTCAGCGGATCCGGATTTGTACCAATCAACGGATCTGATTTTCTTGGAGAGATGATATGGCAGTAAACAAATTAGTTTACAACGGAGTCAGCTATGAGCCTGAGATCGCTATCGGTAGCGGGATTGACATGGATCACGCTATGGTCGGGGAAACGCTGGCCGCTGATGTATTGACCGTTAAGGTGATTACTCGTGATCTTCCTGAGCAGTTCATTGCTGCCGATATGGACGAGAGCGATTTTTTACATACAGCAGACGACGATTTATTCTGTATAAAGGGTGGCGTTGATCCTCCAGTGGCTGTCCCGAGTGCCCCAGGCCTGTATTATCATAATAATACTCTCATAGGCAAGTATTATCTTTACAAGTCACACCAAATAGGGCGTCATGAATGGGAGATGATCTTTTACTCCGCAATTTACCTTCTTGGCCGGTCGAAACACTTCGGAGGACTATATTCCGGAGAGCCTGTATCTGAGGTTCTGGCAGATATAATGGGCGATGTTGCTTATACGGTAGATGACGATATTGCATCGATTCAGGTATATGGATACCTCCCATATGATTCTCGGCGGAGAAGTCTTCAAAAACTACTAATGGCCATCGGGGGAGCGATCCGTAATAATGTGGATGGCTCACTTCGCGTTACATCGTTGTCAGATGTTGTTACCGGAACATTTGGAGAATCAAGAGTATTTGTTGGCGCCGAAGTTGTCGACGAAAGTCCATGCACAGCTGTTCAGGTTACGGAACACAACTTTATCGCATCCACACAGACGGACGTGCTATATGAAAATGCCTCGATATCTACTGAGTTGATTACTTTTTCGCAGCCTTACCATGATTACACAATTGTGAACGGAACCATTCTGGAATCTGGAGTTAATTACGTCAAATTCACAGGTGCTGGTTTGGTCAAGATCGAGGGAAAGCAATATATCCACATCGAAAGGATAATCACAGTCGGAGACGAACCGACAGGTGCAGACACGGACAATGTCAAAGTTATTTCGGACAACACATTGATTTCCCCGAATAATGCATCTGATGTCGCGCAGAGCTTGTACGATTTTTTGAGCGTCGCTCAATCGATTAGAGCGGATGTCGTATTTGGTTCCGAGCGAGTCGGCGACGTTGTCAATGTAATAAATCCTTATACACGAGAGATCGTGAAATGCTGTGCTAAATCTATGGAAATCGACTTTGGGTTCACAGAGTTAAGGGCAAGAAGCAGGTTTCTTGTCAACTACATTCCGCCATCACCGATTATTGGATTTGAGCATTACGTTTTGCTCACCGGATCAGGACAATGGGAAGTGCCCGAAGGATGTACAAAGATTAGAGCAGTCCTTTTTGGAGCTGGCAACGGCGGAAGCGGCGGATATGACGGCGAAAATGGCATACCTGCGGAAGCAACATCAGGCCGTCCGGGAGAAGGAGGATCAGGAGGCGTAAAGGGAAGCGGTGGATTGATATTTGAACTCAATCTCGCTGTAACGCCTGGAGCGCCTTTTGATTTCGCATGCGGTACAGGCGGTGACGGCGGTGCGAAGGGTACTCCTGGACTTGCCGGCGGCGACACAACATTTGGAATCTATTCCTCAGCACTCGGTAGGTTTTATCCCGACGGTTACCAAGAGCCTAAAACAGGCCTCACGCTCGGGGCAGATGGAGACCCCGGAGTGGCAGGAGGAAGAGGATCCGCATTCCAGACGGCTTGGCCGGTTTGGGAAAATGATGTGACAATCCCCGGCCCGAGTATTGCTTACAAAGGCATTACATACACGCCCGGTGCAAATGGTGCAAATGAAATAAGTTTGACATATAACACATACGGTTTCGGTGGACGCGGAGGTGGCGCAGCTGCAGGGGCTAACGGTGGCAATGGTGGCAACATCACAATTGCGTACGTAAGCACGTATGGCAGTTATGTACCGACTGGCGGTTCCGGTGGCAACGGAGCTGATGCGGTAGATGCAGATGACGCAGAAAACTACGGACAAGGCGGTCACGGTGGACACGGCGGTGGCGGCGGTGGTCACAATCTGAAGTATCCGAGCAGTTACCCTGGACAGGGTGGATCTGGATCTGCTGGTGGCAAGGGCGGCGACGGCTGCATTGTGATTTATTACTAGGGGTGATGGTATGGCATTATTTAAATCGACATATACACGCGCGCAGATAGATGAAGCAATCGGACGCGCGCTTAATATTGTCGCAGAGGGCAAGACATATAACAATCGTGGAGCGTGGGTATCCGAGGGCAGCTACAGTAATACTTCAGAGATAATCGATGTCGTGGTGTATGATGGCGTATCGTATTTTTGCATTGTGACGCACTCGGGGGTTTCGACAACTCCTGATACAGACACAACAAACTGGGCTCCTTTGCATGCGTATGAGACATTTATAAAAAATGCGCCAACAGGAACGCTCGCAAACGATGATACGATACCTTTTACAGACACATCTGATTCGAACCAGACAAAGAAGATAACATGGTCGGGAATCGTTACAGCGATCAGAACCCTATTGTTCGGGTCCACCAATGGAATTCTCAAAGCAAACGGCTCCGGAGAGATCAGCGCTGCCACCGCAGGCACAGATTATCAGCAGCCGACACAAGATCTTGAAGAGGAGACTGATCTCGCTGACGATGATGCAATCCCTTTTTACGATGACTCAGTCACCGGGCACAAAAAAACCCTTTGGAGTAATATCAAAGCAAAATTAAAGACTTATTTTGATACGCTATACAAAGCATCGAGTCAGTTAATTACTGGTTATACAAAAGCATCAACACCTGATTCTATTTTGGATACCGATACTATTAACCAAGCGTTAGGTAAATTAGAAGCAAAAGCGGATGCAAAAGCAAGCCAAGCCGACGTTGCTGAGCTTAGTGAACAAATTAACGATTTGGCTGACGATGTTGATGACGTTAAAGACTATCTGTCCTATGTTGACATCTATAACAATTCCCTGCTGCCAGACGTTTTCGGCGTTGAAGTGGATTATGAAAATCGCACATTTACGCGGCTTGCGGGGGCGGTCGGAAAATCTGCGGGTGCAGACTTTGACAGCATTTTTGCTTTTGGTGGCAGAAAAAGATGCAACCTTGCAGATGATGGAACAGTCAATGCTTATTTTGGTGATGCAGGATACATTGAAGATGGTTCAAATGGTCAAGTAATGGTTGAACAACCAAAGTTCTATTACAAGGTTGTTCCGCTGAAAATGGAAAAGAATGATGCAGAAGAAATTGACAGAATTGAATTCACAGCAGGTGCTTCATCAGATGGAAACATTACCATCACATTGAATGGTCAAAACTTCAATGTGGCAGTCCTTGCATCTGAAAACACTGCAACAGCAATTGCAACCAAGGTCAGAAATGCAACATTCAATGGTTGGACAACAGGTGGAAGCGGTGCAATCGTAACATTCACAAGAAATAAGAAAGGTGTGTGCGCTGCACCAACATTCAACGGTGGAACAACAGGTGTAACTGCAACTGTAACAAGAACACAGTGCGGTTATATCGGCAAAGGCTACAAGTTGCGTAAAGCAAGATATTATGTCAGCATGACAAAGAAACCTGGCTTCAAAGTGCATCCTGCTTTTGTTCAAAATGGTGTTGAAAGGGAATTTATTTACCTGTCAGCTTATGAAGGTTCACTGTATGATGTTTCTGCTTCCGCTTATTTGCTTGCTGATGAACAAGTTGCAGACTTCACAGCAACCACAGGTGACAAGCTTTCATCCATTGCCTATGCAAAACCAATTTCAGGTGTAACACAAGACCTGACAAGAAGAAAGTGCGGAATCCTTGCTGAAAATCGTGGTGCAGGATGGTTTCAACAGTATGGTGCAACTGCTGCATGTTCACAGCTTCTGTTCACCATTGAATATGCATCAATGAACGCACAATCAAAGATTGGTACAGGTGTGACAAATAAAGCATCAGGTGAAGGAAATGAATCAGAACTAACTGGTGCAACAACCAACCTTGGTAATGCAAGCGGTTCTGTCACAAACACCAATGGATACAATGTTGTATCTTATCGTGGTGAAGAAAACCTTTGGGGTAATATTTACAAGTTTACAGATGGCATGAACATCTATTGTGATATTGCAAACAGTGTTCATGACTTATATATTGCAGATAATGCCTTTGAAGAAAGCAAAGATTCAAGTCCATATGCAAATGCAGGAATCACCCTGGCAACAAAGAGTGGGTACATTTCAGCTATGGCATACAGTGAAGAATATGACTGGTTGTTTGTACCTGCTGAAACACTGGGTGACACTGCATTACCTGTTGGTGATTACTTTAGTCAGACAGCAGCATCAAACGGTTACAAAATTGCTCGATGGGGCGGTAGTTGGGGTGACGGTTCGGCTAATGGAGCTTTCTGTTGGGCTGTGAATAATGCCCCTTCTGATCGTACTCGGTCTGTCGGCGGTCGCTTGGTGTATGTACCTGCTGCATAAAAGAAAGGTTGTGATGACATGATTTATTATGGCAGAGTTCAAAGCACAGAGAAACCTGAGCCACTGAAAATTGATGAATACAGTGTGTGGGTACATAGCAATGTCGACGAAATCGACGACGGGTACGAGTACGAAATGATGCAGTATACCAAAAACGAGTATATTAGCAAGTTGCAGGCTGATGTTGACTACATCGCCATTATGTCAGGAGTTGAGCTGTGATGTTTGAAATGGTGAAATATTACTACGATAATGGGCTGTGGTCGATTGACCGAGTGTGGAATGTGGTCGGCAAGGCAATTACCGAATCTGAGTACAAAGAGATTACGGGGTACGATTATCCCGCAAAGAGTTAGTCAACAAATGACCAATTTTGTTCACTAAGCCCCGCTGAGATGCGGGGCTAGAATTTTATGAGAAACAGGGTGAATGTAAGATGGAATACATAAGGAAAATTTTCGAAGATAAAATTCTTGTTGCGCTGGGCGCGATATGGGCATTCATATATCAGCTGTGTTTCCCAGAAGCCTCTTATGCGGTCGGAGCGTTGGCCGTCCTAGGCATTATGGCGCTTGATCTGCTGACAAAGCTATTCGCCCTGTCTCGACAATCTGGTGGGATAATCAAAGCGGTACGAGCCCACTGTATCAATAGCAAAAGCTTCGCGCGGGGCACAATGGACAAGCTAATAGTTTTCGCTGTCATGCTTCTGATCTGCGGATTGGCCTACAGGATCTCGCCGATTAGCGATATTGCGGTATGGTTTACTCAGATGGTGTATGCGTTAATGTTCTTCCGCGATTTGCTGTCTATCGTGGAGAATTTTAACGATGCCGGTATCGACATGGGAGCATTCAAGCGAGTTATCAAACGTAAGCAAAAGGAAGTACTTGGAGATATTGAGGAGGATGATAAAGAATGATTGATCTTACACCTTTGGTCAATGCAATAATTATGTTGCTCGGAGCCGTAATCACGGCTTTTTTAGTGCCCTGGATTAAGCGCAAGACCACCGAAGCGCAGCGCAATGAGTTAGCGGCTTGGGTTGGAATCGCTGTCAAGGCTGCAGAGCAGATCATCCAAGGGACGAAGCTCGGCCAGGAGCGGAAAGAATGGGTATTGGCATACCTCAGACAACGCGGGTACGATCTCGACGATGCTGAAACAGCAGCTCAGGTCGATGCTTTGATCGAAGCCTTTGTACAGGAGCTGAAGAACAATGGAAATCCGTAAGCTTTTTTTGACTAAAAACGACTGCTACAAGCGTGGCCAGTACATAAAGCCTAAAGGTATCATGATCCATTCCACCGGCGCGAATAACCCCAGACTATCGAGATATCTCCCTGACGATGGTCTGATCGGCCCGAACCGATACGGCAATCACTGGAACCGTCCGGGCGTTGGGGCATGTGTTCACGCATTCATCGGCCTTGATAAAAGCGGAGATGTGCAGGCGTATCAAACGCTGCCCTGGACGATGCGAGGATGGCACTGTGGGAGATCCGGAAACGATACGCACATATCGTTCGAGATCTGCGAGGACAATCTCAAGGATCCTGTGTATTTCAACAAGATTTACACTACAGCTGTGGAGCTCTGCGTTGAGCTGTGCAAGCAGTTCAATCTCAGCCATGAAAGTATCTGCGATCACAGCGAAGGAAGTAAGCGCGGCATCGCCTCAGCGCACGGAGACGTTATGCACTGGTTCCCGAAGCATGGGAAGTCGATGGATACGCTAAGGACTGATGTCCGGATCCGGCTTATGAATGCTACTCAGGCCATCGAACATCTCGCCCGAATCGGTGTGATCAACTCGCCGACATACTGGATCGCGCGTTATCGGGATCTCAAATACTTGGACGAGCTCTTGATAAAGCTCGCTGTACACTGCAAGGTTAAAAAGACCGCCGTCAATACGCTCAAAGACGCATTGCAGCGGCTTGTAGATAAAGGCGTGATTAACTCCCCGGATTATTGGCTCGCAAACACATCCAAGATTCAGTGGCTCGATAAGCTGATTATATCAGCTGCAGAATATGTATAAGTAAAAGGCTCGGAGGCATTACGCTTCCGAGCCTTTTCTTGTTGCGTTGATATCGGTTTCAATGAGTGCGTTGATATAGTTGTTTATGTTCGGGTCTCCGTTTTGCTTAACAAACCCTCGTTTGACTGCTGTTTTTTGGATCTCTTCTTTAAGACCTTTTCTGACGATCAGATATACACGATCAAAAGCTTTTGCATTATATTTCATTTTACTTTCGCTAGATGTTTTACCTCCCAATAATTATCACCTCCATAATACACTATACCATACATTCGACTACATACGCAAGTATGCAATATGACCAAAGCATACATACGTATAATTGTGCAACATTCCGATATTTACATACATACGTATGTATGCTATGATAAGACCATCAAATTAAACAGGAGGTCAAAATAATGGTTGATCAGTGGGAATTAGGTAAAGTCAAGACATGGTCGACTGACGAAATCAAAAATTGCATTTGGAGCGCGGTATCACAAGGGCAACCAGTACCCGGTTGCGTATCAGTTGAAGCTCTTAGAGCCGAGCTTGAGCGTAGAGGTGAAGATCCTCACGGATATCATAATACCTAATCGCAGAGTGACAGCCCGCGCCAGACAGAAAGGAGGAACTGCATTGACAAACGAAGCAGCATTAGGTTACATGATCAAGGCAGCTAATGAGATGGGCCTATCATTACAACAGATCCGCGTGCTCGAAGCAACGATGCGAGATCTTATGGATTTTATCACCGAGAGCCGAGCAGAAGAGATATATCGTAAGTTTTAGGAGATCGCTATGGGATATGTTGCGGGATAGAAAAAGCCCCGGAAGAGATTAAGCTTCCGGGGTATTGCTTGTTGCGTTGATTTACGCTTATCGGTGAATTGTTCGTATTGTCACAGCCCGCGCACCCACTCGCGAGCAAACTCTGATGTAGTTTTTCCGGATGCATCTGCTGCTGCCTTAAGCTTCTCCAGCTCAGAAGGGGAAAGCCGTACGCGGAGTACTTCGGACAGAGTTTCCTCAGATTTTGTAAGGCCGTAGTAAGCATATAGGTTTGACGGGACAGGAATTCCGCGAAGTTTACGTGGATGCTGGCCGCCGTAATCTGTCATGTCGTCATCTGATATGGCACGGAAAGGACTAATTGCAAATGATCTCAGCTTTCCATCCGTAAGTTCGGTAACGATTTGTCCGGGAAGAGAGTCAACGTACCATGCGCCGGAGATTTCGATCGGATCAGAAACTGCAGGTGGTGTCATATAACTGTCGGTGTTGATTTTTTCGGCATCCTTGATCCTGCGGAATTTGCTGCGGACTTGATCCTCTTTGTCCGGATCAATTGGGTCTCCCGAATTGTCAACATAACTGATCTCGTCGATGCTGTCAGGATAATAGGCATAATGTTCCGCGCCGCCGCGAAGCAGGTTCATGTCGGAGAGAATCCCGATCTGACCGGGGACAGTCATATCCTCGAAGTTGCGCCATGCGCATTCAAGAGTGAAATCGGTTCCAAACCCGGTAAGTCTTCCGATCTCCAAGGCAAAAGATTTGACATCATCAAGAGTTGTTTGCCAGTCCCACGGGAACGATCCGCCTTGCGGCCAATCGCGGGGAGCGCATATCGGGAGTTTTTCGTTGGATTTGAATGCGGGATGCGACCATCCGCCGCCTGCGTTACCGGGGTTCGGATGCCCGGGAAGCGCTTTGAATTTGAAGAATCCCCATCCCAATCTACCGTCGTGCGGCGAAAGCGATAAGCCCATTGGTTCAACGAGGTTTTCGCGCAGAGCTGCGAGCCCGGTTCTGATTCCTTCGATTAATTTTTCGTTCATGATAATTCTCCTTGCCCGTAACGCTGGACTGCGTTTAAAGTCACATCAGCCGGTTTCCCGTTGCCCGCCCTCGCCGCGTGGAGGCCGTGCTGTGAGGGCATTGCCCGGTTTAGCCGCCGGGCTCGGCATATCTTAATAGTCAACGCTTAGTCCGAAAATCTTCTGACCGCGAACTTCAATCCAATACTTCGCGCTAGCGTTCATCAGTTTGATCAGTTCGGCTTCAATCGCTTCTCTTTCGTTTTCCGGATAGTCGCCAGATGCGAGCGCTTCCCACTTAAGTCCTCTTCCGGAGAGTTTTGCGATGAACTTGGTGCGGATGTCGTTTGCCCATTTGACTTGCTTTTCGCTTCCAACGAGCTCGGGAAGACTGAGGGTGCATTTCCCGGCGAGTTTTGCGTTTTTCTCGGCTTCTGAAGCTCGTTCTTGTTCGCGCTTAACTCTCATTTTTTCGGCGTAACACTCGGGACAAAAATGATCGTTTTGATTTACAACCCAGGATTCCCAGTTGTCAGCTTCGCGGCGATTGTAACAGGTCTTGGTTGCTGTGTAAGTCTTTCCGCAAACTGAACATGTGACCATTACGCTTGCTTTTGCCATTTCGATCTCCCTTCACGCACTTGTCGCCGTGCCGCGTTATTAGGTAATCTCTCTTGATTACATTATTATTGTACCACCGATGTGGCACAAAGTCAATGCAACATAGAGATAATGTTGCACAAAGATAAGCCTGTAAAATTGTATAAAATGGCAAAACACCCGCACAAGGCGGGCTGGTGAGGTTTGGGTTGAGATAAGAGAGCTTGTCAGTGTAAGTGTATGCTATGGTTCGACCGTGAAAGATAGTCAATCGTTAGAATCAGTTTTTAGTTCAACAAAAAAACCACATTCTTGGCATACAGCATATGTTTTTCGTACGTTTTCAGGCACACGGAATACCAGCAAGCCAAGTAAGAACGCAACCGGAGTTAAAGCTAATATTGGGCTAAAGATGCTGAGTATCAATGACGCAATTGCAACCACAATCATGCTGAGCAAGGAATATAGGATCCCTGAGTTTTCTTTTGGTTCTGATACGACCTGTACGGTCACGTTAGTGCTCTTGCAGTCCGGGCACGTCATATTACACCCTCCAGTTTCAAGATTAGGTAGGATAGGAGATAAACCATTGACATAATAAAGGCAATACCGCCTATAAGAAGTAAGTACAGTTTAAGAAGATATTTCAACTCTTTCATAGTTGCCAT